GTGCATCGTCGGAGTATCGCGCAAGGATTACAAAGCATACGAAAAACACCCCGACAAGCTGGCGGCGTTCGTTGAGCACGTACTTAACGAAAACAATTTCAACACAAAAATGCGCGAGCATATCGAGCAAGTTATGGCGCTGGGCGGCGGCACCTTAAAAACGTGGTGCGACATCAAAAAGGACGAAAACGGCGCCGACATCAAAGGCTCGGAAAAAATCAAGGTCGGCTATGGTATGGCAGACCAATTCGTACCGCTTGCGTGGAATAACGCCGAGGTTACAGAGGGCGTTTTTATTTCCCGCGAGGCGAAAGCCGGATATTATTACACAAGGCTGGAGTTTCACCACTGGGACGGCAGCGAGTACGTTATAAGCAATGAGCTATACCGTCATAAAATCGGCAGCTCGGAAAATCAAGACATATTCGGGGAGCGCGTGCCGCTCAATGAGTTATACGTAAACCTTTCCAGCGAGGCAAAGGTAAGCGGCTTGCAAAGGTCGCTTTTTTCGTATTATCGCACGAACATAGCAAACAACCTCGACGACAACAGCCCGCTGGGGGTAAGTATTTACGCAAATGCACTCTCAACGCTTAAAGCGCTGGACGTTTGTTTTGATAGCTTTGTGCGCGAGTTTACACTGGGCAAAAAGCGCATAATTGTGCCGTCGTCCGCTATCAGATACGTAAACAACCCGGACACCGGGCAGCGGTGCCGCTATTTCGACGCCGACGACGAGGTTTACGAGGCAATGGACACGGACGACCTCGAGAGCTTGCAAATCAAGGACAACACGGTGGAGCTGCGCGTCGAGGAGCACGAGGCGGCAATCAATGCCTTTCTCGGTATCCTTTCCTTTCAGCTGGGGCTTTCGCCCGGCACCCTTACCTTTGACAAGGTGGAGGGGCTCAAGACTGCTACCGAGGTTATCTCGGAAAAATCCAAGACCTACAAGACGGTAAAACAACATCAAAGCAGCGTCGAGGAGGCAGTCAAAAAGCTGGTGCGCAACATCATAGACGTGGCAATCCTTTACGGCATAGAGTACGAGGGCGAAAGCGTCGAAAGCCTCGCGGCTGGCGGGTACGACATTGCAATCTTTTTCGACGACGCTATTATCCAAGACCGGCAAACGAACATCAACGAGGGAGTGCTGCTTGTGAGCAATTCGCTTATGAGCAAAAAAAAGTTTATGACCGATAAACTCGGATACACTCCGGAGGAGGCGGACGCGGAGCTCGGACAAATAGCTGCGGAAAGCAATATCACCGGTGCCACGATAGACTTTTCAACGTTATTCCCGAAAGGGGGTAGTTAATGGCAGGGCTGCCTCGTGATTTCCTCGAACAGCTGGCGCAGCCGCTTATCGACGTATATACCAGTATAGAGGACGAGCTTATCCAAAACATTGCAAAGCGTTTCAATACCGGCAAAGGATTGACGACGCAGGAGTGGCAGCTTAAAAAGCTGGCAGAGCTCGGCGGGCTTACGCAAGACAATATCAAAACTATTGCCAAGTATGTGGGGCAAGTGCCGGAGCTGGTACAAACCGCGCTCGAAAGTGCAGCCTTTCAAGCACTCAAAGAGCTTGAGCCGCAATTCGCGGAGGCGGTGAGGCTGGGATACCTAAACCCGACCGATACACCGCTTATGAGCGAAAGCGTCAAGCAAGCTATATCAAACTATGCAAAGCAAGCGCTGGACGATTTCAACCTCGTAAACACTACAATGCTTAACAGCTCGCTGGACGCATACCGAAAAGGTATTGCAAACACTGTCAGCGCCGCGACATACGACAGTGCCCAAAAAACTATGAACGTGGCAGCCGGTGAGGTCGTTACTGGAGTAAAGAGCCGGCAAAAAGCACTCTTGGACGCTATCAAAAAAATGGCAGACGAGGGGATTACAGCATTTTACGATAAGGCAGGGCGCAAGTGGTCGCCCGAGGCTTATGTCAATATGGACATACGAACGACGGCAACAAACACCGCTCACGCAACAACCTTTGCAAAATGCGACGATTACGGGCTTGACCTTATAGAGATAAGCTCGCACGCCGGCGCTCGTCCAAAATGCGCAAACGACCAAGGCAAGCTATTTTCACGGTCGAATAAGAGCGGCGCCGTCCGCGACGGCAACGGACAAAGTATCACATATTACCCGTGGAGCTCCAGCAGCAACGGAGCGCCCGACGGTATTCTCGGTATCAACTGCGGACACTTTGCAAGCCCGTTTTTCCCCGGCTTATCGTACAAGCGCAGCGAGGAAACACAAGACTTTGAAAAGAACGCAAAAGAGTACGCGCAAAGCCAGCAGCAGCGTGCGCTCGAGCGCGACGTCAGAGAGGCAAAGCGCGAGGCAATGGCGCAAAAGGCGGCGGGAAATCAAGAGGCTTACGAGGAGGCGGCGGCAGCGCTTAAAGCCAAGCAAGACAAATACAAGAGCTTTTGCTCGGATACCGGCAGAACACCTCGAAACGACCGCTTGCAAGTCAATGGGTACGACCGCAGAACTGCGGCGGACGTTGCCAAGACAAACAGAGAGGCGGCGGAGCGCTTAAAGCGTGAGGCGGCGGGCGGCTTGACAAAAGAGCCCGAAAAGCCTATAATAAAGACCGACAAAGTAAAAGACGCTTACGGTGCAGAGCGCGCAAGGGCGGTCGGCGAGCAAGTGGCAAATGCGCCGCCTATTTTCGGCGAGGTATGGAACAAGTACGCGGACAACATAGGCTTTGATAGTACGACATACCGCGGCACTGCACACTATAGCCCGGCGTCGGGTAAAGTGAGCCTCAACCTTGAGCGGGACGCACTGGGTACAGCGCACAAGCCGGCTTATGAAACTACTTTCCACGAGCTGGGGCACCTTTTCGACCATAGCGCTGGCGCGTCCGGGTACGGCTCCCGCTTTTTAGCGGCGTCGGGTAAATATTCCGGCGGTATATTTAGCAGTACCTTAAAAGCAGAGGCGGAGGCTTACACTAAAGCGGTGCAAGAGCGTTTGCGAGCGGAGGCGGTAGCAAAAGGGCTTAAGGCGTCAAGTGTACTAATAGGCGACGCGAGGCGTGCTATTCGCTCCGAAATATGGGAGCTTGCGAAAACTCACGGAGCAATCGCCACGGGCGACATTTCCGACATTTTCGAGGGAGCTACCCGTGGAAAGATTACCGGAACAGCTGGACACGGAGCAAGCTACTGGAGCAGCCACGACGTGAGCGTGGAGGCTTTCGCGGAAATGTTCAGCGCGTCAATATGCAATCCGGCGTCGCTCGCGCAAATACAGCGCTTTTTCCCGCAGTCATACAACATCTTTTTGCAGATACTTAAGTCTATGATATAGGAGGTTAAGACAATGGCAGACGAGTATATCGACCTTTTAATGCAATATCAAGATAAATTCGGGGAGCCTTATTTGCTTAATCCCGAGTATCAGACCGACGAGGAGGTTATCGCCGGCATAAAGCAGTGCCTTGAAACCGGAAAACCCCGGCAAAAGGATAGCGGCAGCGACACGATAATATAAGCGAAAGCTCACCAATTTGGTGGGCTTTTTTCATACCGTTATATCAGCACCACGCGCAGCACCGCGGCGGTGCTTTTATATTGCCCTCGATATGGCGTAAAACTACCGAAAAATACGCGAGGCGCCAAGCGACACGAACGCAAATTCGCCCACTCTAAAGGCGTAAAAGAAAGGAGTAGATTATGGACAGAAAGACAATCAGAGCAATTCTCGCAGACGAAACGCTCGACGAGAGCGCAAAGGTGAGCAGACTTTTGCAAATGCACCACGACGAGGTGGCAGACATCAAAAGCGGGCTCAAAACGGACGAGGACGTAAAGGCTGCCGTTGCGGAGGCGTTAAAGAACGCACCCAAGGCGGTAAAGGTAGAGGAAACCGAGGAATACAAAAAGCTACTGCAAGAGCTTGACGACTACAAGTATAGAACAGAGCTCACGACGCAACTCAAGGGTGCCAAGGTAAAAGATAAATTCCTCGCCGACGTTATCGCCAAAATCAAACGCGACGAAAAGCTGGACGAACAGCTCCCGAAACTCCGCGAGGAATTCGGCGAGTATTTCGACGAGGGCGCGCCTCAACCGCAACCGCCGGCTCCCAAGCCCGTATTTAGCGGCGACCCGCAGCCCACACCCCCGGGTGCACAACCCAAACCTATACCGAAATTATTTTAATTAAAAAGGAGTAACAAAATTATGGCAAGAATTGAAACTCTCGCTATTTTAGCGAGCAACACGGGCAACGACTACCTCGCAGAAAAGTACGGCGTGGTTATCGACAACATCAGCAACGGCACGATTTCGTCCCAGCTCAAAAACAAAGATTTAAGCGGCGACCCCTCCACGGGCTCCGTTGAGGCAAAGCGTTTTTGCAACAGCAAGGCAAACCCCTACGGTACCGCAAGAGCGGGCGGCAAGGGCGACAAGCTCAAAGCTAAACCCGTAACCGTTGCAATCGACACCAACGAGGAAATTATCGAGGAGGTCGAGGAAAAAGACGTATCTTTGTACGGCGTCGAGGGGCTCGTTTCCCGCCGCGTGAGCAATCACGAAATGGTTATGAAAAAGAGCCTCGAAAAATCTTTCTTTGCGTGCGCTGCTGCGCACTGCGAGGTATTCACTACCAAAGAAACCGCTATCGAAAAAATCGTCGAGGCGGCGGTGCAGCAGGTCGAGAATACCAAAAACGAGTACGTGGACGGCGTGCCCCGCGAGTACATCTCGGTTACGCTCAATACCACGGCTTACGGCGAACTCGCCGAATATTTCGACAAGGTGCAAAACCCCGGCGATTACAACACGGCGACCGGCAAGGTGCGCGTTTTCCATAACGTAAAATGCTACAGCAGCACCGACTTGCCCGCCGGCGTAAAGTTTATCGTTATGGTGGACGGCGCCGTCGCGCAGCCCGTAAAAGCGAACGTATGCAACGCTGCAAAAATTCCTTTCTCGGACGCTTACGGTTTCGGCGTTTTCTACTATCACGGCGAAAAGTCGGTTATGCCCGACCTTACGCTCACTTACACCGACGGCGTGCTCAATGCAACGCTTAAGGCGGGCACGGACGCAACCCATACCGCTGCGGTGGTTGATACGCTCAAGGGCGCAAAATACTTCTACAAGGCGGGCGCTACCGTAACCGCTCCCGCGGTCGGCGAGGAATTCAAGGCAACCGGCTTTACCGCGTGGGACGGCAAGGAGGAGCTTGTTTGCGCGAGCGGCAACAAAATTGTGATTGTCGAGGTCGTGCAGGGGCTTAAAACCGAAACCGTCGCAAGAGTTACCGCCAAACTCGACGCAGTGGTCGGCGCTTAATGGCGTACATTGATTACAAGTATTACTCGGAGCAGTACGTGGGGGAGCCTCTCGACAAGGAGGCTTTCCCGCGCTATTTGCGGCGTGCGGAGGAGGTTATCGACAGTATAACTCGGTACACCGTAAAACAGAAAGGGCTTGCGTCTTTTGACGATTTCGTACAGGAACAAGTCAAGACCGCGACGGCTGCGCAAATCGAGTATTACGTTATCAATGGGCTTGAGGTCGCCACCGACGGAAAGCTGCCCGAAAGTTTTACGGTCGGCAAGGTGTCGGTTACAACCGGCGGCGGCAGTGCTGGAAATGGCGGACGCAGCAATGCGGTGGCGCCGAAAGTACGAGCGGCTCTCGAGCAGACCGGGCTACTTAATAGAGGGGTGGGCGTATGTTAAGACCTATCCCGCTGCGAATTCTTAAGACCGCTGCGGTGCTTACCGTGCCGCAACAGGTGGAAAGGTGGGGCGAGGTTACACCAAGCACGACAAACCTTTCTAAAACCCACTTGCAAGCCTCCAATGCGGTAAAAAGAACAAAGGACAGCCGCGAGGTCGTGCTGCGAGCAATCCTTTTTTATGACACAAAAAACAGCTTACCGCGTGGCGTCGATTTCAACGCTTTGAAAACGCAAGCGGACGAGGCGGGCGGGTGTATGACCCTCGAAATAGAGGGGCTTGCGTACACCGTTGAAACGGTGGAGCCTATCCCGGACGACTGCGGCGGTATTCACCATTACGAGCTCGGGCTTGTATAGGAGGCGGTTATGGCGGGCGTAAAAATTGACTTTGACGCAAAAGCAATTCGCGCAAGAGTGCAAAAGGGTATCGACAAATCAGTGGCTCCACTAATGGAGCAAGTGCTCAAAGATAGCAATTACTATTGCCGACAAGACCAAGGCACGCTAATAGCGAGCAGTCAAACAGCGAGCCGCCCAGCCGACGGCGTTTTAATATGGAATACCCCATACGCTCGGCGCGTTTATTACGTGGGCGTCCCCAGTAAAGACGTAAACAAAAACGCGGAGCTTATGTGGTTTCACAAAGCGCAAAGCGTACACGGCAACGAGTGGGCAGCGCTCGCACAAAAGACTATCAAAAAGGAGGTGTAAACGGTGGACTGGATACTGGACGCAATTATCGACGAAATCGAAAAAAACCTCAAACTCTACAGCAGCGTAAAAGTGGGCTCGCTCCCGCAGCGCAGCGGTATAGCTATGTATATCGGGGCAGGCTCGCCGCAATCCAAGTATATGGATAAAGCGACGCTCAATACGCTATACGCAACAGTAAACGCAAAACACAAAGACCAAAGGCAAGCCGCCGCAGCACTTGAAAAAATACACTCACACCTTAATCGCTTAAGTGTTTATCCGAGTGGGGTGCACGACGGGAAAAGCTGGCAGATTACCGATATTTCCACGTCGTCCGCGCCTAACTTTATAGGACAAGAGGGCGACGGGCAACACCTTTACGGCTCGATTTTGCAAATCAAATTTTATTATGGAGGCTAATACAGTGAACAAATTTTTGACTATGTACGGCGTGAGTGCGGAAATCGACACCGCGGAAAACGGCGCAACAACGGAAAACTGGGCAGTGCTCGGCGAGGGTATCGAAAACCTCGCGGAGGCTCTCAACGAGGTAGTATATTCCGGTTTCTACCTCCACAACGGAGGCTATGGCAATTCGGAGGTTACGGGTATGCAGCCCGTCGTAACTATGAGCGGTAAGCGCATAGTGGGCGACGCGGCGCAGGATTACCTTTTCAATCCCGACCGCAAATACGGGCTCGGCGAAAAGCGCAAATCCAAGCTCAAACTCACCACGGCGAGCGCGGAGGGCGACGTGGTTATCACGTGCCCCGTTACCATTGCAAACATACAGGAGCTTTCCGGCAATACGCAAGACGGCTCGGCAATTTCGTTTGAGCTCCGTTTTAACGGCAAGCCGGAAATCACCACGGGCAGCAAAGAATAATCACAAATCAGAGCGTAAGAGGGGCGCGTCCCCTCTTATTGCTCAAATTTAATACGGAGGTTTTTTATTATGTTTGAACTTAAACGCAGCGAGAAAATCGTTGAACAAATCAAGCTCGGCGACGAGATTATCGAGGTAAACCTTGACGCCGGGGCAATACAAGCACGTTTTACGAAAGGGTATAACGAACTGCTCCGTGCGCAGAACGCACTAAACGGCGCTACAAGCGACACACTCGACGCGGTGAGCGATAAGCTGGAGCAATACGGCAACGCCGTTGTAGGCGTCTTGCAAGTCATTTTCGGCGAGGAAAATACGCAAAAAATCCTTGCTTTTTACGAAAATAATTACAGCGAGATGTTTACGCAGATTTACCCCTTTATCGCCGAGGTGATAATCCCCAAGATTTCCGAGGCAAGCAAGCGCAAAGCCGAGGAACTCAAGGCGCTTTATAAGGGACGCAAGAAATGAAAATAACCTTACACTTTCCGCTCCCTTATGCGGTGGTGTACGGTGGTAAAACTTACAAATTAAAGCCTTATTTTGACAATGTGCTCAAAGTCTTTGCTTTGCAAAAAGAGCAAGACCTATCAGAGCGCGACCGGCTCGAGGTGAGCCTCGACCTACTTGTAAAAAGTAAGCACTCCAAGCTATCGGAAAGAGATAAAACCGGACTGCTCAATGCTATTTACGACGTCATTATGGACGAGGAAAAGAGAGAGCCCGACGGTACAGCCCCCATATTTGACTTTGTGCAAGACGCTGGATATATCTATGCGTCTTTTTTGTCGGATTACGGGCTTGACCTTTACGAGCAGCAAGGGCGTTTACACTGGTGGGCGTTTATTCAGCTATTCCGGGGATTGTCGGAGGGGGCAAAAATCGTCCAAGTTATGCAAATACGAGCAAAGCCTATTCCGGCGCCGACAAAGTACAACGCAGAGGAACGCAAGCAGCTTGCCCGGCTCAAAGCGCAGTATGCGCTTAAGACGACGCAAGAGGAACGCGAGCGCAATTTTGCGGCTGGACTTAAACGGCTGGCTGGGCTTATGCGCGGAATAGCAGAAAACGAGGAGGTGAGCAGACAGTGGCAGACGGAAAGGTAACAGTTATATACGACGGCGACACCTCGGGGATTGACAAAGCAAACTCGGAGGCGCAAAGCAAGGTAAGCTCTTGCGGCAGTAAGCTGGGCAGTATTGCCAAAGGCGCAGCGGTAGCAATAGGCGCCGCTTTCGTGGCTGCCGGCGCTGCGGCTTTCAAATTCGGCACCGACTTTGAAAGTGCGGTCGCCAAGGCGTCAACGCTTTTCGGCGACGTTGAGGTGGACGTGGAGGGCTTGCAAAGTAAATTGCTCGACCTTTCAGACGCCAGCGGCATAGCAGCAGCCGACCTCGGCAATACGCTTTACAATGCGCTTTCTGCCGGTATTCCCGTTACGGAGGATATGGGCAGCGCGCTTGCATTTCTTGAGGCAAATACGCGGCTTGCAAAGGCTGGTTTTACCGACGTGGACACCGCCGTAACTACTACGGCAAAAATACTCAACGCCTACAAAATGGACGTGAGCGAAACCGAGAAAATCCACAAGATACTTATGCAGACCCAAAACAAGGGTATTGTTACGGTGGGCGAGCTCGGCAGTGTTTTAGCTCAAGTTACCCCTACGGCTGCGGCTTTCGGGGTATCGTTCGACCAAGTGGGCGCTGCAATCGCAAATATGACGGCGCAAGGCACGCCAGCCGCACAAGCAACGACGCAGCTCAACTCGCTTTTTGCAGAACTGGGCAAGAACGGAACAACGGCGGCAAACAGCCTTGCGGCTGCAACCGAGGGCACCGAGTACGCGGGCAAGTCATTTCAGCAGCTTGCGGCGGAGGGCGTACCTCTCAACAAAATACTCGATTTAATCGGCAACTATGCGGAGCAAAGCGGGCTCTCAATGCTCGATATGTTCAGCTCAATAGAGGCGGGCAAGGCAGCACTGGCGAACGCTGGGCAAAATTCCCAAGCCTTTGCAGACGCGCTCGCAGCTATGGGCACCGAGGCGGACGTTGTGGGCGACGCTTTCGACAAGGTAAGCGATACAACGGCAGAGAAATTCGCAAAGATACTCAACGAGCTTAAAAATGCGGCTATAGAGCTGTTTATCGAGCTGGCGCCAATAGTGCAGCAGCTCCTCCCGGAGCTTAAAGATGTGCTCGGTAAGCTCGTGCCGGTGCTTTCCAATATAGTGCAAAAATTCTTGCCTATACTCGTAAATTTGATTGATAAACTGCTGCCGCCTATCCTCAAGCTGGTTGATAAACTGCTGCCGGTGCTTTCAAATCTTTTCGAGGGCGTGGCGGAGGCTATAGGGGAAATAATCGACCAAGTTTTACCGGTGCTTATAGACCTATTCGACGAGCTGGAGCCTATTTTTGACGAGTTTTGCGGCGAGCTTTTGCCCGTCATAGTGGACTTGTGGAAACAGCTTGCGCCGCCGATATTGCAGCTTGCAAAAAGTATCTTTCCGCTTTTGGTGGAAATCTTGCGCACGCTGCTGCCGATTGTATCAAAGTTAATTCAAGACGTCCTCCCCGTGCTGGTGAAATTGTTTGAAAAAATAATCCCAGTAGTGGGCGAGATTGTGCAAAAAATATTCCCGGTGCTGGTTGAGCTGCTGGAGGCGCTTTTGCCGCTTTTCTTTCAGCTAATCGACGCGGTGCTGCCTTTTGTGGTGCAGTTGTTTGACGCGCTTATCCCCGTGCTGCTTGAGATTGTGGACGCACTCCTCCCGGTGCTTGTGGCACTTATCGACGCGCTGCTGCCTATCCTTACAACGCTTATAGAATTGCTCAAGCCGATACTCGACTTATTTATCGCACTGCTTGAGCCGATACTTGAGCTTTTGATGTCAGCGCTCACGCCGCTGCTGGAATTGTTTACCGCAATTTTACAGCCGATACTTGACCTTATAATGCTGGCGCTCACGCCGCTGCTGGAACTTATCCAGCCGATTATCGACATTATTATGGCGCTTATGGATACGGCACTGCGTCCGCTTATGGACGTATTTAGTAATGTGTTCGGCGTCATTGTGGACACGGTAATGGTGGCTATCGGCTCCGTTACAGATATACTCGGCGGCATAATGGACTTTGTAAAAAACGTCTTTGCCGGAAACTGGAGCGGTGCGTGGGAAAGTATAAAAAACGTCTTTTCAAATATATGGGAGGGTATAAAGAACGTCGGAAAATCGGCGCTCAACGGGCTTATTTCGATATTTGAAACTGGCTTAAACGGCATAATCGGGTTTATCAACGGCATAACGCAAGGCGTATCAAAAATATGGGACTGGACGGGCATACCGAGCATACCGAAAATACCCGAGGTTAAAATCCCCCGTTTAAAGGTCGGCGCGGATTTCATACCGCAAGACTTTTTCCCGGCTTACCTTGATTACGGCGAGCGAGTGCTTACCGCAGAGGAAAATATCAAATTTAATCAGCTGGGAGGGCTCGAGGGTATGGAGCGAGCGCTCGGTGGCGCTGCGATAGCGAGAGCAGACAACAGCGGCGATATGCACGTGGTGGTACAGGGCGACGTCGAAATGGACGGTTTCAAGGTCGGCACCGTCGTTATGCGCAACATTGACGACGTTAAAAAATTTACCTAAAAGGAGGTGATAGCGTGATAATGGCTTATATCGGCGGCATAGCTTACAAGCTCGCCGCAGATTATACTATTTCAGAACAAGCCGCAAACAAAATCGCCTCCAATATCTCGGTGATACTTGACGCTGGGCAACCTATACCGCAAAGCGGCGAAATAATCGAGATACGCGACGACGACGTGGGCGAGGTGTACTTTTTAGGCGTATGCGGGATACCCAAAAGCCCGAAATACTCCAGCCCTTACGACGTCAAAACTTATTCTATTACGTGCAGCAACGCAAACGGCATACTTGCCCGGCGCGTGGTAAACGTCGCTTATCAGGGCTATACGGTTTCGCAAATCGTCAAAGGGCTTTTTGACGAGTATATCTCAAAAGAGGGCTTTACACTGGGAGCTATCAGCGACGTACCTATCAAGATAAACATATACACGGCGGCGGATTACGGTTTACAGTATTGCCTCGACGAGCTGGCGGAGTATGTGAGCGGCGCGTGGTATTGCACCAATGACCGCAAATTTTACTTTATAGCCGAGGAGGATTTCGAGCCTTTCCCGCACACGATTGACAAGGATTTTTTGCCGATTACTGCGCTGGAAATAAAAGTAAAGGATACAGACTTGCGAACGTCGCAAACGATTTCGGGCGGGCGTTCGGAAACAGCAGAGCAGCAAGAGGAATTCACCTATAACGGCGAGGATAACAACTTTACGTTGTCCTTTTCGTTGTCGAAAAAGCCAGCTATAAGCATAAACGGCACCGACATATCGCCCGACCGTATCGGCGTAAAAGGCTTAAACGATACGGAAAACAGCTATATGTTTTTATTTGCGTTTGATAGCGCGGTGCTCTCGTACAATACGCTATACGCTGGTACGAGCCCGCCGCCGCTGGCGGTCGGTGATGTACTGCAAGTGCGGTATGTGGGCTTTTATCCTATTCGTGCGGTGGTGCAAAATGCCGGAGCTATTGCCGACATAGCCGCAAGGACTGGCACAAGCGGAATAATCGACAATGTAAAAATTGATAAAACCGTCCGCGACCTTGACGACGCGGTGCGGCTCGGCAATGCGCTACTGGAAAACTACGGGGCGACGCGCACGGAAATAAGCGGCTGGTTTAGCGTTTTAGAGGCTCAAAAAATGGGGCTCAATTTTAACGACTTTGCACTGCTGCGGCGCTGGCGATTTAATTTGCCGGAGTATGGCGCGGTCGGGGATTTCGTCTTGACGGAGCGAACGCTTACGCCGTTTATAAAGGGCGGCGGAGTGGAAAATCTTAAAATCACGCTCAAGCTGGTTGATAGAGCATATTTGCGCAGTTATGGGCAGATATTTGACGAGTTAAGCAAAGCGACCTCGCAGCTTTCCATACGTGAGGACGACGTGGTTATCGACGTTAAGGTAACGACCGAGGAGCGAGTGCTCGCAGAGGAAACCGAAACAAACGGCGACAAACTCGACACCGAGCCCGGCGAAACGGCAGACTTGACGGAGCAGCAGCGCGTCGGTGATTTCACGGACTTTATGCCTTTATGGTGCACTACGGACGCCAGCGGCGTGCTTATGTGCCCGGCGGGAATAAGTCTTGAAATGATAAGCGAGCAGCATTTTACCGAAACGCAACGCTTGACCGGCGAAATCGCCGAGATAAGCGAGGAGCTGGGGACGTTTGAGGGCGCCGTCGATACGGAGCCCGTGGAAACAGTTATAACGAGAGAGGAAAGCGAAATAACCGAGGGCGCGATTGACACCGAGCCGGAGGAAATCGCAGAACTGCTCGAGAGTACGACCAAAACCGAGGGCAAAAATGACGCTGCGCCGGAGGAAAAGGCGGAGCTCAAAGAAAGTCAGACCGTGGAGGAAAATACGGGCTTTATGGTGCTATTTTGTACCAGTGAGGCGCAATTCCAAGCCGACGGGCAAATCGCAAGCCCGGCGGGATTATCACTATATGCGTGGAATACGCAAACAGGAGGCTAATATGCAAGTAAAAGAGCAAGCGGGTTTCCGCGGCGAGTATCAAATCGAGATTATCGACACCGTTACGGGCGCGCGCGAAATTCACAAACTTAAAAACACCCTCACGAACATAAACAAGGATATACACCTTGCTATGCTGCTGGGGGTAACGACGGGGTACAGCTTTGACGACCTCAATATCAAATATTTTGCTTTCGGCGACAGCGACACGCCAGCGGCAGCTACACAAACAAAGCTCGTGAACGAGCGTTTCCGTAAGCAAATCACAACGAAAGAACGCCCGACCGGGCAAAACTACGTCGAGAGTATTGTTTCGCTGGGCTCGCCGGACGCAAATTTCACGATTAAAGAAATAGGCGTCTTTGCCGGCAGCACCGCAACAGGAACAAAAGACAGCGGCAAAATGATTTCCCGCATAGTGGTGAATATCGAAAAATTCGAGAATAAAATTATAAACATCATACGCCGCGATTTTATCACTATATAAGGAGGTGCCTATGTTTCAGACCAAAACGTGGCGAGCTCGCCAAGGTATCGGGCTCAATAAATTTTCCATAGGGGGTGCGGCTCCCGTTACACTGGTGAATATGCCCGACCAAGTTATCGTACCGGGCGACGCTTTCAGCGAGGAAAATATGAACGACCTTGAGCGCCGCATAGCAATGGCGTGCGCAGAAACTTACGGCGTCAAAATAGACAAATCAAACAGTAATCCGGAAAGCGCGGTCGAATATACGGACGGCGCAGCGGGATTGACGCCCTCGAGTGGTAACGTCGGGAGCTTTATATCCGGCAGCTGGAGCGACAAATACCCGTTTAACAAGATACGCCCGTGCCTCGTAAAAAACGGGGCGGTGGTCGGGTATCTCAATCCCGAAAATTACGCACAATTCGAGGACGGTACCGCTGCGGACATTACGAGCGGAAATGCCGGCGACGTTATGGTGGAAAGCCCGATATTTTACTACAAGATTTCGCACAATAGCACGCACACCTTTGTGCAAATTTCCTCGGCGCCGCTGGACGGATTTACGGATAAGGCTTTCCGTTATAACGGTGAGCTTACCGACGCCTTTTATGTGGGTGCTTATTCCGGATATGTGGACAGCAGCAACAAGCTGCGCTCGTTGAGCGGCAAGACCCCGACGGGCAGCAAGACGATAGGCGCGTTTCGCACCGCAGCGCACGCCAATGGCGACGGATACCAGCAGCTCAATTTTTACAAACTTACCGCGCTGCAAATTCTTTACCTTATTCGGTATAAGAGCCTTAACAGCCAAGCGGCGCTCGGACAAGGATATACCAGTGGCAGCGCAGCGGCACAGACCGGAGCGACGGACGCAAAGGGTATGAATTACGGCGACACCTCTACGACCGGGCGCGTAAAGTGTAACGGTATCGAGGACTTTTTCGGAAACATCTTTCAATGGGTGGACGGTTACAAAGCAACCTCTACCACAATGGTAAAGACTGCGGACGGAAATTTCAACGACAATGCCACCGGATACGAGGAGCACCCTTGCACGGTGCCGAATAATGGCGGATACTTAAAGGATATAGTGGGGGACAACGAGCTGGCTTTTACGCCTAAAACTTTTAGCGGCAGCTCCAGCACTTACTATGCTGATTATGGCAGTCTGCATTCGGGCTGTCTGCCCGCTTTCGGCGGTGGCTGGGCTAATGGCGCCTATGCCGGGGCTTTCTTTCTGTATTGCAGCTATTCGGCGACGTATTCCAGTCCGCGTATCGGGGCGCGCTTGCTTTTGTGCAAGGCTACCAAGGCAGCATAAAACTACTATCACAACAAAACACGGGCAATAAAATGGCAATCTGAATTCGGACTATCTACCCACTTTCGGCGGTAACTGGGCTAATGACACCAATACCGGGGCTTTCTATCTGAATTGCAACTATTCGACGTCGAATTCCAATCCGAATATCGGGACGCACTTACTAATGTGAAAAAAATTTATATTTTCATTGCCCTGCCGCTCGGCAAAATATCAAAATCTCAACTCCGTGCTGGTAGGCTGCGGTCGAACGCTCGGGAAAGGAACACAAAAGCCTATGAAACGATACGGCAAATTATTTGAAAAAATAATCGACATCAATAATCTTGTAAGAGCTCACAATAACGCGAGGAAACGGAAAACTAAAAATCCGGAGGTGCAAAAGGTGGACGGCGACGTGCTGGGCTACTGTACGCAAATCCGCGAAATGCTGGTGCGCGGGACGTTCACAACGTCCAAGTATCATATTTTCAATATCGTTGACCGAGGCAAAGAGCGCGAAATCTGCGACTTGCCATATTTCCCCGACCGTATAGTGCACTGGGCTATTATGCAAGTGCTGGAGCCGATTTTTTGCTCGCACTTTATCGCGCAGACATACGCAGCAATACCGGGCAAAGGGACGCATAGAGCCCTCCAACAACTCCACGAGTATATGGACGACAAAGAGGGGACAGCGTACTGCCTCAAGCTCGACGTAAAAAAGTTTTTTCCGCACGTAAACGGGGAAATACTCAAGGCGCTGCTGCGTAAAAAAATCAAATGCGAGCGCACGCTTTGGCTACTGGACGACATAGTGGACAGCTACGACAACGGGCTGCCGATAGGGAATTATACCTCCCAGTATTTCGGTAACTACTATCTATCGTATTTCGACCACTGGATTAAAGAGGTTAAAGGCGTAAAATATTACTTGCGTTATATGGACGATATTATAATCTTGCACAGCTCAAAGGAATACCTCCACGAGCTTAAGCGGGAAATCGACGAGTATTTCGCAAATCTCAAGCTAACCGTAAAGGGTAACTGGCAAATTTTCCCCACGCTCGTGCGCGGCGTCGATTTCGTCGGTTATCGGAGTTTCGAGGGCTATACGTTATTGAGAAAGCCGACAAAAAAGCGGCTCAAGGCAGCCACAAAGCGCTTGCTTTTCAAGGTGCAGAGCGGTAAGCCTCTCACCACATCAGACCGCAGCGTCATAGGGTCGTACCACGGTATCCTCAAATGGTGCGACAGCTGGCGCTTATCAAACAAAACAATAAACAAAGTACAAGGAGGAGCTTATGCTGGTACGAGGAACACAGGAACAAAAGCCGCTTGCGCTGGAGTTCGGCAAGGACACGGTTTACGTGCGCAACAATATTCGACGGATTGAGAAAACCGCCGAGGACGATTTCGAGGGCTGGGAGTACGAGGAAACTACCTACACCTATCCGGAATACGTAAAAAAGCAGCAAGAGGACGGCGACAACGTAAAGCTGGCGCTCGCCGAGCTTGCGGAAATTGTAGGAGGCTAATATGGTAAAAATTTACGTTGATTTAATCAATCGCGGGCTCAAGACACTTGAGGACGTGCCGGCGCGCTGGCGCGAGGCTGTAAAGGCAGCACTGGAGGCGAGGGGCTAATGGACGGCTTGACTGTACTTGCAATCGTATTGCCGATTGTAACCGCGGGGCTCACGATAGCCTCGTTTTTTATTGCTCGCAGCGCCGAGGCAAAGAAAAAAGGACACGACGACGGCGAACTCAAAACCGACATATCATACGTAAAGCGTCGGGTGGACGATATACTGCTCGAGCAGCGAGAAATCAACAAAATGCTGGACGCCCACGGGGAACGTATTACCCGGCTGGAGGAAAGCACAAAGCAAGCCCACAAGCGTATTGACGGGCTGGAAAATAGAATAAGCCGCAAACCCGCGGCAAAGGAGTAAGTTATGGAAAACCTTATCGAAATTACGAGCGTGCCCGTTATCGTGGCAATCGTTTATGCAGCACTGGCTTTATATAAGCACTTTGTAAAAGCCGAAAAGTGGGTGCGCCTTATCCCGTTGTGGGCTGCGCTGCTGGGCGTCGTGCTCGGTATTGTAGCGTTTTATGCGGTGCCGGCGATTATCCCGGCGGATAACGTGCTGGTGGCTATCCTTGTGGGCGGCGCCTCGGGGCTCGCTGCGACGGGTACCAATCAGATATACAAGCAGCTCACGAAAGACAAGGACGACCCCGGAAATGACAAAACCGAGTAAAGAAAAATGCAAGAGGCTTACCTCTTGCAAATTATCCCAAATACGCCCCGCCGGAACACGTAAAAGGCTTTTTTTACGCCCGTGTTCGTATTTGTAAGTGTTTGGTGGAGATAAGGGGATTCGAACCCATGACCTATACGTTGCGAACGTATCGCGCTACCAACTG